AGGCAATGCATTTGACGTGCTGGGAACGGCCATCGGAATTGTGATCGGTTTATTTGCCAACCTTGTTTCATTGGTTAATAACGCATTTAACGCAATCAAAAACATTGTCAATTTCATCAAAAACAATCCTGTCACCCAGGCAATCGGTGGGGCCATCGATTCGGTATTTGGCGGCGGTAGGGCCAACGGTGGACCAGTATCAGGTGGCACGTCATACCTGGTCGGCGAACGTGGACCGGAGATTTTCACCCCTCAATCAAACGGATCAATCATTCCAAACAATGCGATGGGTGGCGGTACGGTTATCAATTTGAACGTATCCGGTGCCATCGATCCTGAAGGTACGGCCCGAACCATTATCAACGTTTTGAACAATTCGTTCTATCGTGGGACAAATGGTGCCAATGCGTTGGTAACCTCATGACCATTTGGAATCCAATTTGGCGTGTGACCATCAATGGCGTCAATTATGAAAACTATGTTCTAGCAAATTTAACGGCAACCAGCGGACGAACAAACATTTATGAGCAGGCACAGGCCGGGTATTGCAATCTTTCAATTTACAATGTGACCCAATCACAGGTTTCAATCAACATCAATGATTCGGTCGGCATATCGATTCAAGATTCCACAGGCACGTTCGTTCCAATTTGGGGTGGATCGGTGACCGATGTTTCCGTTGAAGTGACGCAGGGTGGGTCCGTTGCCATTAGCCAAACGATTTCGATCGTTGCCCTGGGTGCGCTATCACGGCTACCGAAGGCAAACTGGTTGACCAATCTGCCACGTGCAAATGATGGAACCCAAATTTTGGAAGTTTTGACGGATTTATTAATTAATAATTGGTCAGAAGTTCCATCGGCATTGACGTGGGGCAATTACACACCTGCAACCGAAATCTGGGCAAATGCTCAAAACGTTGGATTGGGTGAGATTGATACGCCAGGAAATTATGATCTTGCAGCTAGGTCAGCCAGTCCGATTGATGTTTATTCATTGGTTTCGGCGTTGGCCACGTCGGGGCTGGGTTACATTTATGAGGATGCACAGGGTCGAATTTCATACGCAGATTCAACGCATCGGACCCAGTATTTGGCAACTAATGGATACGTGGATGTGACGGCAAATCAGGCCCTAGCCAGTGGCATCAAAATTCAAACCCGATCAGGTGACGTCCGAAATGATGTCACGATCAAATATGGTGCAAATTCGAACAATGAAAGATCAGATGAGGATTTAGCATCGATCGCGGTTTTTGGTCGATTAGGTCAAATTATTTCGACAACCTTGCATGATGCTGCCGATGCGACTAGCCAGGCGGCATTCTATTTGAAACTGCGAGCATTTCCACAGGCGATGATGCAATCAATCACATTTGAATTGACCAACCCTGAATTGGATGATTCTGACCGGGATTCCATGATCAACATATTCATGGGAATGCCACTGCGCATTGCCAATTTGCCGGCCAACATGACCGCCGGGCAATATCTTGGTTTTGTCGAAGGTTGGCAATTTTCGGCTGGGTACAACACCCTGTCCGTCACGGCATTGTTGTCGCCGTTGTCCTATTCCATCCAGGCATTGAAATGGGAAGAGGTCAGCGTGTCGGAACAATGGAACACCATTTCAAACACACTCACGTGGGAAAATGCGCTAGTCGTAGCATAAGGAGAAAATATGAGCAATCCAACCACCCCATTCAACTGGCAAATGCCGACGAACACAGATTTGGTCACGGACCTGCCTGCCGATTTTGAAGTTTTCGGTCAAGCGGTTGCAACATCGATGGCCGATTTGCTAGGTGGCACAACCGGTCAAATTCTTTCAAAGGCCACAAATGCCGATATGGATTTCACCTGGATCACAAATGACGTTGGTGACATCACGGCCGTCACGGCATCATCGCCATTGACTGGTGGGGGTACGTCAGGCGCAATTACCGTTGGGATTCAAGCTGCGTCAACTAGCCAATCCGGTGCGGTTCAACTTACGGATTCAACCTCATCAACATCGACGACGACGGCGGCAACACCTAACAGTGTGAAATCGGCCTACGATGTAGCTGCGGCAGCGATGCCAAAATTGCTCACATTCAATGCACAAACCGGCACGACCTACACATTGCAGGCGTCTGATGCACTCGCATTTGTAACATGTAGCAATGGAAGTTCAATCACTGTTACGGTGCCTCCATCGGTATTTTCAGCCGGCCAACAAATCAACGTTCAACAAATTGGCGTTGGTCAGGTTACATTTGCGCAGGGTGCTGGCGTAACTATCACATCGGCCACATCGTCCGTCACGGCCCCGAAAATCACCTCACGTTATGGCGCAGCGACAATTATTTGTACCGCGTCAAATGTTTTCACAATTATTGGCGGAATTTCATAAATGCAAATTCTCGGAATTATTGGGTCGGGTTCATTGATTCAACCTGTTACCACGGGTCTTTTATCATATTGGGACGCTGGAAATTCGTCATCATATTCAGGCGGTTCAACCTGGACTGATCTATCCGGCAACGGACGAAATTTAACGCTATCAAATACGTCATCCGGTGGATCAGGCACACAAACTTATGTCAATTTTAACGGAACAAGTTCCAAAGCGGCATTAGGTTCAAATTTGCTCGGAAATGGTCAAACACAATCATCAACGATTTCGGTGTGGGTTTACAACAACAATTTGTCAGGCAATCGTGAATGGGCATCAGAATGGGATTCCAGTACCAGCGGCAATGCATTTTTCTTGGGAACGTCAGGAACGAATGTCCGCTATGGTGACTATTTCGGATACGCCGCTGGCCTTTCCACCGGTACCTGGTACAACTACGTTGGCGTGAATGATGTATCGGGAAACAATGCTTATCAATATCGAAACGGGTCGTTGGTTGCAACTAAGGGTTCAAAATTGTCGCATACCGGCACGGCGAATTTTTTCCTCGGTGTCCAGGGTACGTTGAATGATGAATGGTATGACGGCCGAATGGCTATTTGCATGGCCTACAATCGAGCATTGACGTCAACTGAAATCACCCAAAACTTTAATGCGTTCAAATCGAGGTATGGACTATGACATCAATTTTGGCCAATCAACCGTTTTCACTGATATTTGACGGAAAATTTACATCAGAAAATTCAAGTGTGTTTTTAAGTTTTTCCGACGGGTCAGATTTTGTTATTGACCGGGTAAATGAATCTAATATGTTTTCATTTGCATTCCCTGGATTGAATGCCGAAACAATCGATTACACAGTCAATGGTGGAGATTTTGAAGGTCAATCGGAATTGATTTATGTTAATTAGTCACAACGGCTGGCCGGCCTCGAAAGATCGGGCCGAATTAGGAATTCAAACGTTTTTGGTTCCAGGTACAAAAATCAAATTGCATTGTGCCAAATCGGTTGCACCCTTATTGGTGGGTTTCGCGGCTGAATTCCATGAGCTGATTGAACCCATTGATGAAGGTGGCCTAGACGATTGGGGTTATTGTTTCCGAATGGTACGTGGCAGCACGGACAAATTGAGCAATCATTCAAGCGGAACCGCCATCGATCTAAATGCCACCCGGCATCCATTGGGCAAGGTTGGGACATTCCCAAATGAGAAAGTTCCCATGCTCAGAGCCCTGGCCAAAAAATACGGTTTAATTTGGGGTGGAGATTACAAAAACCGAAAAGACGAAATGCATTTTGAAATTGGATTGACGCCGGCGAAGGTCGCTGCGCTAGTAAAAAAACTGGAGACATCGAAATGAACCAATTTAAAGCGATGGCGGCCTCATGGCTGCGTTCATTCCTAGCTGCTGGCCTGGCCGTTTACATGGCCGGCGTGACCGATCCGAAGGCCATTCTGATGGCAGGTATCGCCGCCGTGGCACCCGTAATCCTCCGGTACTTAAACCCTAACGATGCCGCATTTGGTAACAATGACAAATGACCGAAACGATTGCCGCGATCGGATTGATCGCCGCTGCAACGATTTCATCGATTGCGGCCATTTTCGCAGCTAAGGCCGAAAAGAATTCCCGACCCGTATCAAATGGATTTGCCGACGGTATCCGAACCGATGTCCGGGAAATCCGTTCATTGCTCATCGAGCATTTGAAAGACCACCCGAAGGCTTAGACACGCCGAAAATCAGGCGTGAATCTTGATTTTGTCGGTCCAATGCGTCACATTATCTCCAGGCAGACCAACCAACTGCCATCGGGAGAAAAAATGAGCATGGAACAAATCATTGGGTTCGCAGTATTGGCCCAGCTATCAATCGGCGTCATGTTGTATTCAATGGGCTACCGGGACGGAAAATCGGTGGGCTACCACCACGGCCGATCCATTGGCATGGCCATGGGCAAATCTAAGGTGGCCAAATAATGTCATTCCTGGACCATTACGAAACGGTAAATCAAAAAGTCATCAGACTGCATGCCACTTATCCGACCAACCGGATTGAAACCTCCATCATTGATTGGAATCCGGAAAAGGGTTACATCCTGATTGAATGCCGAATCTTTCGTCATTATGAGGATGAAAAACCAGCCGCCATCGATTACGCACATGGCATGGTCACCGCCTACAACGTACAAATGAAACGTTGGTACGTCGAGGATACAGTCAGCAGCGCAATCGGCAGGGCCGCGTCGGTGGTATTGGGCACCGAGGAGAAGGCATCGAAAGAATCGATGATTCAGGTTGAGACCATGCCGAAGGCGTTCATCGACGATGATCCATGGTCA